CAGTCGAAGATGGCATAGTAGAAGGAGGAGGAACAGCAATGTTGAAAGCATCAGAACTAATGCTATTAAATGAAGATACGGATGAAGAGCATCAAGCTGGTTGGAAGATTGTTAAAAAAGCAATGAGGACACCATGTAAACAAATCATGGACAATGCAGGGCTACCTTCAGATGCTATTATCGCAAAGATTCTAGAGGATGGAGATGGTTACAATGCATTAACTAATGAATACCAGGATTTATTTAACAACGGTATAATTGACCCAGTAAGATGTGTTAAAAAGGAACTAGCTAACGCAGTTTCTACAGCAGGAATTTTATTGACATCGGATTGTGCTATAACAGTCAAATCAGATGACAAACCTAATAGCAATAATTAATATTCTCGCAATAGTGGGAGTAGTAGTTTACTTAACACAAAATAGTAATAAAGATAAAATAGACACAATCAGAGAAGTAACAAAAGCTCTTCTTGCTAAGAGTGTAACTGAATATACAGAAGTTATACCAGAGCAGAATGAAGAAGAGCTAGTAGAACCTGATGTGCTAGAAGACGTTGATACAGTCGATGAAACATTATTGATTAAGCAACTGAACAAGGAGTATGAAGATATCAAAAATTAAAATCAACCGAGTTGCCCCAGAAAAAGGATTAGTAGGTTTCGCATCTTGTGTAATTGATGATTCTCTACACCTTGGGAATATAGCGGTATTTACGAGGCTAGGAGAAACAGAAAGAATGAGATTAGTTTTCCCAATCAAAGAGGTTGGACAAAACAAAATATCAATATTTCATCCATTAACAGCTGAATTGTACTACTTACTAGAACAAGCAATCGCTGAAAAATACAAAGAAAATGATTAATTTAGAACATTTAAGAACAGCAGAGATAAAGACTGGCTCCAATCAGGAGATTGTTAATTTTATTGACAACCTCTATGATGCTACAGCTCAATTATATCTTAAACAGCACAAAGATTGGTACTTAAACGATAGGTTCGTTAGAGGCGATCATTGGATTGTTTATAATAGAACTCTTAATAGGGTTCAAACTATTCCTGTTGCACAAGGTGAGGTTAGACGTACAATCAATAAGATTCGTTCTCAAGTAAGAGGAGTAAAGAACTTTATTAAAAGAAGTCAACCTAGATGGGAAGTTCATCCAAACGGAGCAACTGATGAAGCTTATAAAGAAGCGGCAGCTAAGAACAAGATATTACAGAACGTTTATAGAAAGAATCAAATTAAGCAGAACATGACTGATTTGATTGTAAACGCATTAAAATATTCTACTGGGTTCTTAGAAGGAGGTTACATAAAGAAGGACGGTAAGGAAGTAATAGATTTTTGGGTTGATAGCTCATACGATATTCTGCCAGACCCAAGTTCAGTAACTTTACAGGGCGGTCGTTTCATATTCAAGACGTTTGTTAAACCAGTCGATTCTATTAAAGAGAATAAGGACTACAAAATAACAGACCAGGAGCTAGTAGACGATAAAGAAGCAGCTTCAGAATACAAAAACATTTTAGAAAAAGAAAAATATAATAGAGAGAACAGCAAGAGTAGCAAAACTTTAGATACAGCAGTAGTTAAAGAACTATGGCTTAAATGGGCAGAAGACGGTAAAGTTAAGATTAGAGTTATTACAATAGTTGGTAATAATGTTGCTAGAGTTTTCTCCCCAAAATATAGAAGATACCCAATTTTTTCATATAGCCCAGAAAGAAGTGGAGACTCAATATTTGGAGAACCATGGATTAAAGATTTGATTTCAATTAACAAGTCTTTAGACAAAACAGTTTCACAAGTTGAGTCATATATACAGAGAATGCTTTCAGGTAAGTATCTCATCAAAAAGGGAGTAGAAGTTTCAATGATAACCGATAAAGGAGCAGAGAAAATCTACTATAAAGGGAATGTCCCACCTAAACAGATGGACTTACAGCCACTACCATCAACGCCTTTTACTTTTATGAGCGATCTTGAGAGATATATTGAAGAGTTGGGAGGAGTTAGAGAAGCATCACTTGGTAGAGCAGCTGGTTCACTCCAATCAGGTAAAGGAATCGAAGCACTACAATCAGCAGACGCTGGTACTGTAGCAGAACCGATAGAGAACTTAGAATTGCTATTACAGGAAGTTGGAACCTTCGTATTAGAACTTATAGCTGATTACCAAATTACATCAGAGACAATTGTAGAAGAGGATTCAGAAGTCAAATATATAGGTTCAGCTTCTGAGCTAGAATTAGAGGACGCTGTTACAATTACTGGAGACGATGAAGTTAAAGTAATGATTGTCCCAGAAGTTGCATATAGCGAGGACGCAAAGAAAGAATGGATGATGAGATTAGTAGAATCTGGTATGATTGATAAAAAGACAGTACTAGAGCAATTCAACTTTTCTAACGTTGCAGATATTGTTGAGAGAATGGAGAAACAGCAGGATGAGGAGTTCAAACAAGATATGGTTAAACAACGAGAAAGCCACCGTACAGATGGTAATTCTCCACAAGATACAGCAGAGTACGCTGATCAAGAGAACATGCAAATGGCTGCAGGACAAGCAGTTCCAGCAACACCTAAAGCACTATGGACACCAGAACATACTGAACTACATATCGCATTCATTAAAGAGAACAGCGATGCCTATGAGCAGAACGTAAACTTGTTCGATGAACATATTAATGCAGAGGAAAGTTACGGGCAAGAAGGACAGTCTCAACAAGTTAATCAATAAAAACATAATATGGGAATGATAAATTTTAAAGGCTTCATAAAAAGCATTACTGATGGAGTCAAGGAAGTCAAAGAAAATAAGAAGTACACAAATGCATCTGATAAAAAGACTAAAAAGATGAAGAAAAAGCTTATTAATAAAGTTAGTAAAAAAGACTTTATTAAAGAGAACGGTGAAATGAACTATAACAAGTCTCAAGACACTGGTTCAATATTAAATCCTAATCAGTCTAAATATAAGAAAACAAAAAAGAAAGTTGAAAAGAAATATGAGAATTTAGGTTAATTTACATACGCAGATCGTTTGAGGCTGCGTTAACAACTAACGTTAAACATTAATAAAAAGTATGCCAGAAGAAAATGAAACAACGGTAGTAGATGCGCCAGCTGCAGCAGTAGGACCTACCACTACACCAGCAGAAAAAACAGTAACTTCGCCAGAAGTAAAAGTGGAAGTACCAGCAGAAACGCCAGTACAAAATAATGACGTAGATTACGCTAAAACGCAAGCTCAAATTGATAATTTGAACATAGCGCTGAAGCAAGAGAGAGAGACAAGGAAGGAACAAGAAACTAAATTATCTCAATCTCAAGAGACTATAGACAAACTTAAAACCGTCTTTAGTCCAACACAGCCAGAAGAAACACCAGCAGAGGCATTATCAATGTCTCAGATCGAGGAATTACTAGACAGACGAGACTCTGACAGAGCAGAAAAAACTCAGAAAGAGACTCAGGCAGAAGCAATGAAAACTGAAATTACCAAACTTGAGTCCGAATGGTCTGGAGTAGAAGGTAAACCAAAATATGAGGACAAAGAGGTTCTCAATTGGCAAGAGAAAAATCAAAAGTTGCATTTATCTCCTAGTGAAGCTTTCAACGAAATGAGCAGGGATAGTATAATCGATTGGGAAATTAAGAATAGAATGGCTAACAAGCCACAAGTTCAGAATGTTGAAACTCCAGGTGGAACCGTTGCAGAACGTGCTCCTCAAGAGACAACACCCAACACGGAAGATCTTCGTAGTGCTGTACTAGAAGCAATGAACATTGCTGATAGTGACACTAATAACTAACAAACTACGGGATTACGTTTTAACTGATTTCGTAGTGTAATATACACATGGGACAATCAGTCACAGGTATGGCAGGAGCTGCTATTGAAATACTCGTGTAGCAGCAAGTAGAACTATGCAAATTGACTTAAAATAAAAAACTACAAAACAAATCTAGTAAATTGCGGGAAACTCCTTAGAGCTTTAACTACACTGAACCGTGTAAAAACGTTAAAGATTGGACAATCTGCAACCAAATCTTATGATAATTAAACAATGTGAATTTTGTAATAAAGATTACAAAGTCCAAGATGTTAGGAGAAAATTTTGTTCACAGAAATGTTTTAGAGCTTGGAGAAAAGAAACTTGGAAACCAAGTGAAAAACATAAACAACAAATTAGCGAAAAATTAAAAGGACAAGCACCAACTGGAAAACCATTTAAAAAAGGACACAAAACGAATAATGGAGGTACCCCTTGGAATAAAGGGAAAACTGGAGTACAAGATGCTTGGAACAAAGGCTTAGTAATGAAAAACTACTATGACAAAGAGCAGTACGAACACTTCATTAATGGGTGTATAAAAGGTGGAATAGCTTGTTGCCTAAAAGTAGCTAATAATAACAATAGAACAAAAATAGAGATAGCATTAGAAGAGATAGTTGAAGAATTGGGAATTAAATATATGACACAGTATCCATTGCTTGGAATAACTGTCTCAGACATTTACCTGCCAGATGAACATATTGCCATATACGCAGACGGAGATTATTGGCATAACTATCCTCATGGAACAAAAAAGGACCATTCAGTTAATAAAGAATTAGCTAATGCTCACATAAAAGTAATGAGATTTTGGGAATGCGATATTAAAGAAGATATCTCCAAAATAAAAAAAATCATAAGAGAGGCTCAGAGACTATAATCTAGCTCCTTGAAAAAGGATGAATGGATAGTCCGACTATTGTTGAAAGGCAATAGATGATCGTACATGGCGAGTGTACGACAAAGTTGTACACGAACAAGTTTTTACTAAGAACGTTCTATTCATGAATGTTTTGAAAAACGTTGCTCACGACACAGGCGCAGTTAGCGTTGCAGGATCTAGCGCAATTGGCGGTGGTGGTAAAATGATTACAGTACACTATGGTAGAAATACTGGAAGTGCAGCTGGAACAGAGAGTTTAACTCTTCCAACCGCTGGTAGACAGGCTTTTATCCAAGCTAACATCCCGATGAAATATAACTTTCATCAGATTTCTCTAACAGACGTTGTACTACAAGGTTCAAAGAGATCAAAAGAATTCTTAGTAAGTGTTTTGGAATCAGAATACAATGGTGCTAAGGAGGATATGCAAAGACAATTAAGTAGACAGGGATATGGAATTGGAACTGGTGAAATCGCTAAAGTTAACGGTGATCCATCAACAGGTACTACTCTAACTTTGGACAATCCAATGGTTGGTAAGAACCCTACAGATTACATTGAAGCTGGTAATATTATATTACTTGGTTCAACAGCAACTCAGATTGAGACTGTAGATTCTATTACATCTAACACAGTTCTTGAAACATCTAGTGCTATTGACGCTGGTGTAGCTGATAACGATGCAGTTTATATCGCACAAACAACAGCACAATCAAACAAAGATAACGAAATGATGGGTCTTAAAGGACTTATTGATGATGCTGCAAACGTAGCTACCCTTCAAGGGCTTGCACGTGCAACATATCTTTGGTGGAATTCATACGTTAGTGATTCAACTTCACAACGTTCATTGACAGATGCTTTACTTCATACTACATGGATCGAAGCACAGAAGAAAGGTAACACAAGTTACATTCTTACTTC